TATAAACTCTAAAATCGCTATTGATAACAAAATAAGATGAAGAGTATAAATTAGTAGATCCACTTACTTTAGCAGTATTAGATCTGCTATAGTCATGTCGATACATGTCAAAAGTTGTTCCCGATGACCAACTTCTTTTTGTGACAACTTGCCTGACATCCTGAGAGTTGATCTTCTTTAGAGCAACCATTGAATCCCAATATTGATTTTCTTCATCAAAATTGTCTTTTGGTGAAGGGGGATCTTGATCCCATGTCGAAAGAAAGTCAGTGGCGTTTGTCAGTCCGATGAAGGAATAATATGCATTTGTAGATGTAGTTACACCACTAACAAAATTCTTCGCATTTAAAATCCTAATCTGATCAGTAATTATTGCAGCCATTGGACATAGATTTTTCTTTATTTATTAGATTAAATGTCATAATTTTTGAACTTCAACGCTTTCGATCTTTGGACGAATGTAGATGTTGTTATTCCACCAACACCGTCAAGTGTAAATGCAGTGTATGAGGTCACTTTTGATCTAGATGCTAGTTGAATCTTACCCCAACTAAATTCACCAAAGGAGTTAGAAGTTTGAATACCAACTCCATATGGGAAATTATTATTAACATTTACAAATACTCTTGTTATATGTGAGTTTCCAATTCCAACACCTTCAGAGTTAACTCCTGTGGGTCTAAAGACAGTTTCGGAACTTGCCACTTGATATACATTATCTATATGCATGGTTCCAATACCAACTGTCTCACCAGAAGAATCAAGTGCAGTAATAGATGTTGCTGCAGACCCAACATTTGATCCGAAGACCACAAAGTAATCACCAGCACTCAAAGAACTTGCAGTAATTGCAGTCGAAACAACTCCAGTTGTAAGACCCACATTTCTAAGGAAAGAATTGCCAGGAATATGAAGATCAAAAATGAACTGTGTAGTTCCAATTCCAACAGAGGTTGTACCGAATCCAACGATGATTCCAGAGTCTCCGTTGTAAGACGCAACTTTATTTTCTTCAACACCTCTAGTAGGAGGCGAGAATAGAACCAGTGGAGGATTAGTTTGAGTATATCCAAGACCAGGATTTGTAATCGCTACCCCGGTGATTGTTCCTGCTGCTCCGATGGTGACAGTTCCTAGTGCAGTCGTGGTGGTTCCGATACCACTACCTCCAGCGGTGCTTGCGAAACTAACCTGTGCAGTAGAATATCCAACACCCCCTGTAGAAATAGCGACAGATGTAATCGTTCCAGCAGCAGAGACTAATGCAGTTCCCGCAGCAGAAACCTTATCATCCTGATTGATAAACTTGACTTTATCCTGGAAGAGTAAGTTAGTTTTATCCTCAACTTCATTAAACAGGTTAAACAAAGGTCTTAAGGTATCCACGTATATTGCTGTAGATCCAACACCGACAGTTTTAATAATGTGTGCAGTGGGATTGACAAGAGGTTCATAGATTTCTCTATCTTTACCGACTTCCTGCTCATTAATAAATTTATCTTCAGTTTGTCTACACCATATCACAGGTCTTAATAATGCTGTATTTTGAATATTGCCTGGACCAGAATAAGTGTTTGTTTGTGCAACATCAGTTCCGGTCACAAGATCAACAGATCTTACATCTTCGTCAAGGAAAGGATCATCTGAGAAAAGTTGTAAGGTATCACCTTGCTTTACAGTTTCAAGAACTTCTCTGAGAATAACATCTTGAGCACCGGTTCCTTTGTAGAAAATAATTTCTACACTATCACCAATTTTAGGTGCTTCGGTAAATTCAATTTGACTTCCACCTTCAAAGATGTAACCCTTTCCAGGGACCTGCAAAATATTATTGACAAAGATTAAAAGAACATCTTCAACATTCACTTTAGATCCTTTACCTGCAACAATAGAGGTAACAACTCCGTCCAATTCAATAGGGAAATTTGTTCTAGACCCGTTTATAAATTGCTCAATATTGTCCATGACCTGCAGTTCACCAACAGACCAACCAGTAAATTCATCAGTTGCAATTTCTTGAATATCAATTTGAAATTCTTGGAAAGTCTTGGTGATGTCTGTAGGAATACCAACTGTTCCTCCAATCGAAACAGTCAGAGTTTGATCATTACCATATCCAAATCCGCCGTTTCTTATTTCAAAATCAATTACACTGGAACCTTGACCGACAACAATATCAATCTTTGCTTCAGTGCCAACACCGGAAGACGTTGAACTATAAACTAGAGGGATATTACTATAACTGATAGGATCGTCAAATATTACAAGAGGAGGTTCTGTAGATGTATATCCAGTTCCTGGATTTGTGATAGCAACACTTACGATGTGACCACCACTAATTGAAGCAGTTCCAATATTAAATTTATTTGACCCGGTTAGAGAAGTAGTCGCAACGCCAACATTGACAACTTGAGCACCAGATCTATATCCAGATCCGCTGTTACCAATGCTTATCGACTGAATCGTGCCTGCGATTGATACAGCAGCAGTTCCACCCGCAGCAACCAGAGGTTGATAACCAAATCCTTCAGTTGATGCAACAGAAACAATCACCCCACCTACAGGAACAGTGGAGGTTCTAATGTCAGCAGGGGTTGAAACAGCAGAACCAACAAAAGAAATTGAACTGTTTCCAGCATTCTCCGACATCGTATATTGATTAGTCCTTCCTGGAGTTTGGAAGATGTCATTGACAAGGATGATGCCTGTTTCAGTAGCGATACCAGTCACATTTAATCCATCTTGTTTAAGAGTGAACTCTTTTTTAGTTCCATTAAATTGATTGGAGATGTCATCAAAAATATAATTCTTGTGATAAGTCTCATCTGAAGAATCTTCTACACCACTTCTAAGGAATACTCTTCCTTGGAAACTAGAACTGCTTGAGATTCCTTGGAAATCCCTAGCATCAGGTGGATTTGTATCAGTGCCAATTGGCGTATTACCAAATGGAGCATCAACGAAATGTAAGACGTTATTAACAATATTGTAATTACCTACAACTTTTGTAACAAGGGCACCGGTCGCAGCAAATGCCACGTTTGTTCCCATCCACCCTCTTCTTAAAGTAAGTGCGTTTGTGCTACCGATACCAACACCATCAACTCTTACAATCTCACTACCGATCTTCAACAAATCACTACCTTTGATGGAGGTGATTCCTGCTAGTTTCAAAGTATCGTCCGTTGAGAATAATTGATCTGCAAGGGTCGTAGTTACGGCAGTTGAGACAATAGGAGATTGAATCATATTATCAAGAGCAATCAATCCCTTGGCATTTTGATTCACCGCAGTAAATCTATGAGATGTTCCTATACCTACACTTGTAAGATCAACCACTTCAGGAATTGACTTAAGAGCATTTTGTGCGCTTGTCGCAATTTTTATTTCATCATCATTTATTTTGACTACAAAAAGATCACCGGGAAGAAGAGATGTAGTTCCAACACCAACAAATGAAGTCGATGCAATGCCTATTGCTTGTGATGTTCCTGCACCTGCATGGTTATACTCAATCTTTTCACCCGTCACAAAGAAGTGATTCGGTAATGTAATTGTATTAGTGGTTGTATTAACAATATTAGAATCGTTACCCTCAAAAGATCTATCGAAAATTGGATCAGTCTCATGCTTTAATTCAAATGATCTCTTAATGTCTCTCTCTGTTCCTTCATAAGTGGCAAATCCAGATTCAATTAAAGCATTAGTAAAGTCAATGTTATCCTTAGCATCATCTTCATGTCTGATCGCGTTCATATAAACATTAACAACTGTGTTGATGCTGGCAGCAGGTGTGAACATTAATTCTGTGGTTCCTGCAGCTGAGACCCTTGTTCCGAAAGTTCCAAGACCAACTGATGTTCCTACCTCACCAAATTCAGTATCATACGTTTCTTGAGTGCTTCCACCAGAAACAAAATCATCAACAACAATGACCTCTGCCATTTGATATTGATTATTTGAAGTATCTGCAACTTGAGCAACAAAATATGCAACATCATAAGTATCAGGATAAGATCCAACTGTATGAATACCAGGTGAAGTTGAGGAAGCAATACTTGTAGTTCTTCCCTCTATTCTGGCATGCTTCATGTCGACAGTGCCGATACCAGTAATACCTGATGTGGTCAATCCAACTTGAATAGTATTAATTACGCCTGTAGTTCCTATACCAACACCAGATCTTGGATGGAATCTAATTTCAAGATTTGATCCGACTAACGCAGCACTATAAGTTCCAAGTCCAACATCAGCATCACCTGTAAGTGAAGTGTTAAGTTGTCCATATTCAAGAAGTTCAATATCAGTTCCATTATGAACAACATTTAAATTATTAAATTCAAACTCACTTGTATTAGTGACATCTGGTGTAATTTCAATCATCACCTTAACCGAGTTGTGAGTGCTTGCAATACTCACAATTGCAGTGGTTCCAACACCAACCCCAATAGTTGTGCTATCAGATTCAATTAAAGTAACACCGCCGATTGAAGTACTACCGGTGCTCAATAAATTATCATCAAGATTATAAGATATTGCAGCAATCTGATAATCATTTACCGAGAACTTAGTTGGGAAGAATTGTAATTGTCCATCACTTCCTGAAATACTAAAGTCAAATGAACCTTGATCATAAGTGCTTTCAACTCTACCATATTGGTTGATATATCCACGAGATCCATCGTGAATGAGATCAACAATCATCAATTGACGTTGTGCGGTGAAGCGAGAATCTCTTACATAAGTAATATACTTCATTGCCCTTCTAGAGGACAGAGAGAATGTATTGGCAATACTAAACTTGGTTGCTCTAGGATTGCTATTAAATTGATTACTAATGTCATCGATAGACAAAACCCTGTTTCCTACAGACTCAAGGAAGTCTTGAAGGATTCTATTTGCAAATCTAATTTCAGTTGATAAGACTTTTGAACCAACGTTTAAGAAGTTTTCACTTACAACGTCAAAGTCATAAACACAATTAAGATCTGCAACTCCAACAAGTTCATTAATTTGATCAAAGTATGAAACATCAGTTGCAAGACCTACATTTATTGATGCAGTGGACTCAAGTTGATAATCTGCAAATTTTTTGTATCCGATTGTATGATTTGTCGATGAAACAACATCATTCCACGTATCAAAAGGAATTCTTGAATTGATTGAATAAGCAAATGTTTGATAGTAATCACTATCTTGAACTCTTTGCATATTAGCGTTAAGGAATCCCGAATCATTTTGATGACCCCTCAATACTTCAGATATTGCACCCATCTTGAGGTAAGATTCATATGACCTTATTTCAGTTGCAACACCCTCAGTTCTTGAGGTAGATCCCCTTATTACCTCATCAGTTTTAAAATTATCGACTGATGAAATTCTTAATGTATTGGATTTTGCATCCCAAAACTCAACAGTTCCTGATGCAGACTTGCTACTTACAGTCTCACCATCAAAGAAATTATTTTGCTTTAATCTTATATCAAAATTAGGGAAGAATCTCTGTGGTATAATTCTTGCACCAACAGAGTTTGGAGCATCATATGATCCGGGAGTGATTAATCCTGATGGAATATCCCCACTCATGCTATAAGTGACAGAACCTAAACCACCCACATTTGCATCAACCTCTGTCAATTCAAAGAGTTTATACTCAAACTCCTCAGAGTTGTATCCAAGACCAGTTGATCCAATACCAATACTAACTCCTTCGATCAGAACTTTGTCACCAACAACAAATGGGAACGTAGATCCAGAACTAAATCCAGTATCAATTCCAATCGTGACATCTTTAGTAACAGTATTAAATCCAACGGTTCTAATACCTACACCATTACTGTTTGATGTTGGAATAATATTTGGCAAAACATTATTAATACCAAAGGTGTTTTTGAAGATTGTAACTTGAGAATCTCCTATTGAATATCCAATATCAACATCTTTAACATGTTTTTTAGTCTTACCATCAACAACTACTAGTTTTGGTGCTACTGTGTATCCTCTTCCATTTGAAGTTATTCCAATAGACTCAAATGAATTTAAAGATTCAATTGTTACAATTTGAGGAATCGCTGTGCTTGGTTTTAATGTAGTGTCTGATGGGAAGTCAAATCCAATATCATTAATGATTGTTTTTTTGATTTGACCAATAGACGTGCTTCCAACAGAAATGATTGCGCCACTTCCAGTATTTGTGGTTCCAACTCCGACTATCGTGCTGATCCCTGGAAGAGAAAAATAATTAACACCACCGTTTTGAACGGTAAAGGAATTGATGGCACCATCGGTGTGAGTGCAATCGGTAATATATGATAATTTGGAAATAGTGCCTGCGTAGGATACCCTTTCAGGGGTTTCTTCAATATAATAGTTAAATGCATTAGTTGCAGCGATTGAAACAGGGAATCTCCCGTTATACAAACTTTCTATAACGTTGATTTGATTATTAGAAATAACATCAGTATCTGTAACGATGCCACTCTTTACTAATGGCACGTCACTTTCGTCTACGATATCAAACTTATAATAAATTTGCTCAGGGATATCTGAATTTACAGTAAGTGTAACTTTTGCGTCTGTATCAACACCAACTTTACCAGATCTTGATACCTCAAACGTTTTATTATTGAAACTTGTATTCCAAATCTTAGTATGTTGATTATCAAGATAGAAATTCAATTGGAAAGCAGGATAACCTATACCCTGTGCAGTATATGCTAAAGAAGAATCGGATAAATCAAACTCAACCGTAGAATCTTTAATTACATCAATCTTAGGATTAATTAAATTAATGGTTCCAGATGATGCGCTAGTGATGCCAACTACCTGAGGTTTATCTAAAGTTGAATCATATCTAGTATCGGATAGTTTGAATGAATCATCGTCAACTCTGACAATGTAGTAAATTGCATTATCTGTTAGTCCCTCAGATGGAGTGGATGCAGTATGAATTACTTTTTGTCCAGTGGCATATCCATGCCCAGAAATAGTGATGGTATTTGATGTGGTGTTAATACCGGATGCAACAAAAGATTTGGGGTTAGCAACTAATCTTCTATTATAATCATTATATTTTAGAGTTACAGTGGTTGATATAGATGGATTTACATCAATAATAATTTCATGATTTCCTTCAATACCATGTGCTTGTTTTGTTTGAACAGTGACTTCTTTTCTTCTTAATTCCCCTGTGATAACAGAGAAATTAGTTTTGAAACTATGATAAACACCAGTGCCAAATCCAGTAAAGAATAACGTGCTAACATTACTTTGAGTTGTTGCAATCCCAACGAATGAACCAGTGGTTCCCAATCCAACCTTGACTGTGGCGATACCTATAACATCTTTTGATATCTTAGCAGCAAATACTGTCTGACTATCGGTTAAAGTTGATGCAGCACCTACAATATTCAATACTTCAATTCCACTTCCATTTCCAGGAGAATACGTTAATTGATCGCCAGTTTCTAAACCATGATGAGGAATGTAAATTCCTTTTGTGGGAATATCAATTCTAGTCAGTCCTGCTCCTGGATTAGAAAATACAATAGTGGAACCAATACCTACACCAACGGCAGTTCCCAAACCAACACTTTCAGAGGGATCAAAATAAATTTGACTGTTTCTTCTTGGTGCATATGTCGTTTTAAAACCTGCATTTATCGTAAGTTTTCTTGGGTCTTCAAGCAGTTTTGTAGTGACAGTGTGTGATGCTCCGACAACACCGTTTATACCACGAAGAACTCTAATTCTAGAATTAAGGACATCAACATTTAATACTCTAACTCTCTCAGTTCCAATT